AGATCCAGAGACTAACGAGACGTTGATGGAAGATGGCAGACCTTATGCAGTGTCCAAAACTTACACCGCTTCTTTACATGAAGCTGCCGCTCTCAGAAAACATCTGGAGTCATGGCGAGGTAAGAGTTTCACCGATGAAGAACTTGGTGGCTTTGACGTAACGGATCTATTGGGTTGTACTGCAAGAATAGAAGTAGGCCACACCGAAGCGTCGGCTGAACATGCTGGTGGTAATCCTAAGATCCTCAATCTGCAAAGACCAGATGGTGGCGTACAAAAGATACCAACCAAGAACGAACAACAAGCGTTTGATCTGGCTGTCTATTGTGAAGAGTTCAAAGGTAACCAATCAGCAGAATCAAAAGCCATGTGCGATATATTCGATGCGTTGGCTCCTTGGCAACAAGCAGACATCGAGGACAGTTACGAATACAAGGCAGCCAATGATGGCAACCCTGACATTGACAAGATGGCTGATGATTTATCAAGTCTTACTGAGCAAACTGCCAAAGAGCAGAACAGTGAGGACTTCGAGGAAAAGAAGACAACAGACGACGACATTCCGTTTTAGAGGTTTCGGTGGGTGGCTATTCTCCTAATGTCTCACAAGATCGGTCTGTAGCTGCTCACCACCCCCCATCTATGTATAAGTACAAAGCAGAACAAATTGCAGATCTTCTGGACGTTAAAGGCGAGGACTATAACAATCCAGACGATTTCTTTATACAGTTAGCCAATGCCTGGAGCGGGTTGCTAGGCATTGAGCTAACACCCTCACAATGTTGCGCCATGATGATAGTTTTTAAATCGTGTCGCATGATTAATAACCCCGGACACAAAGACACAGCTGACGATTTAGTCGGTTACTCTTTGATTATGACTGAGTTAGTTAAGATTCTGGAGGAAGATGGATAACCAAATAGAATACGAATTATTTACGTTGCCAGCTGCATTTATGTTGCAACACAGATTACCCCATCAGGTAGTGACAACTCTCAACGAATACTTAGACTCATTGAGACAGGACAAGGAGCGCGAATCTGCCGCCAATACTTTGGTTGGTCAGATACACCAAGGCGAGCAACTTGTTATGGATTATGAGGATGAGTCTCTAGCACCTTTTGTTAGAATCGTTGAGAGCTTGGCCGCAGCTTATCTGAGGAATTTTGTCGAGCAAACTAAATCTCCTCTTAGAGCTAAGAAAATATCCATGGATAAGTTGTGGTCAGTCCATAGTTTCGAGGGCGACTACAATCCAATCCATGACCATCTAACCAAAGCACCAATGGGTATATCTTTTACTACTTGGACTATGGTGCCAGACCAAATAACTCAAGCAAGCGATGAGCGTGTGAATCTATACGACAGTTCCGGGGCAATCGATGGCTACATCAATTTCACCTATGGTTTGAACCAAGTCAAAGATCCAGAGCGACTTAGGCCGTCGCAGTCTCGTTATATCATGCCAGAACCAGGCAAGTTGTTGTTGTTTCCTTCTTGGATGCAACACACAGTCTATCCTTTCTTTGGTGAAGGTGAGCGCAGAACTGTAGCGGGTAATCTGAATTGTTTTGATTTAACAGAAGAGGAAATAAAGGAGATACAAAATGAAAGAGTTTAATAAAGGTGTATATGAAGATTTATCTTATGAAGAGTATGCTGAGATCCCAGCTTTCAGATCTCACGATCTAACGTCGGTCATTAAATGCCCGTTCAGCTGGAAGTACAGAAAAGAAATGGAGCAAACGCCAGCTCTGTTGGAAGGGCGAGTGCAACACACAGTCTTTTTAGAGCACCATAAGTTCGATGATGAGTTTGTAATACAACCCAAGATTGACAGAAGAACCAAAGCTGGCAAGGCCGACTATGAAGACTTCTTAGCATCTGTGGGCAATCGTACTCCCATCACCCAGGATCTATACGACTTGTGTATGAAACGTCGTGAGGTTGTAAAGCACTACATACCCAAAGAAACCGATAAAGTAGAGCTGACATTGGTGTTTGAATGGCATGGTGCTCCTTTCAAAGCGAGAATGGACTGGTACGACAATGAGTATGTATGGGACTTAAAGACGTGTCGTGATGCGTCTCCTCGTGGATTTAAAGGCGCTATCAATGCGTTTAATTACCACCAACAAGCGTCTCTGTATGTCGATGCAGCAAAAGCATGTGGACTGACTGCAAAAGGCTTTAACTTCTTGGCTCAAGAGAAACAAGATCCTTACCCTTATGTGGTTTATACACTGTCTGCCGAAGCATTGAAGTATGCACAAGCAAGAAACGAGCAAGCACTAGAATTGATACAAGAGTGTTCTAAAAACGACGACTACAAGCCTTACAACTGTGAAGGCATACAAGAGGTAGGACTGAAAGATTTATATTAAAAAAAAGGTGGCTAATGCCACCTTCTTTTGATTGTTTTTTTTACATTCCAATACAATTCCAATATCCACTTGCACGAACAAACTGTTTTGTACGAGTGAAGTTTTGTTCAACTTCTAATGGACTTCCACATACAAAGGCAACTGCATCTGCATACCTATCAAAATCTTTTGGGTTGATAACTGCAAACAATTCATCTTTCCAATGTATATCGACTTTTTCAGATTTTTTTGAACCTAACTGTTTTAAGTGATAATACTTATTGGCTAGTTGATAAAACTCTTCAAAAGATTTTCTTCTTTCATCAGAGGTGTATTCAACAGGTTTTTTGAATTTAGGATTTTTTTCTAATTTTAAAGTCATTGTCTTTTCCTTACTTTTTAAACTCTACGAGTTCATCTGTGTCAATCAAATGGTCTGTGCAATCTGGAAACTGACTGCAACCAATCCTAAAATCTTTTCCAAACTCTTTTTTCATATAGGCAATATCTCCTTTAGAAAAGTGCTCAAATAACTGACACTCACCCCATTCGTCATTGCCAGTACCCCTAAAGTCGTTGAATAAAAGTTGATCATCGTCCAACTTATAATCACACCACTCATTGCTTACAACTTTGTTACTCATTTTTTTCTCCTTTTTATTGTTGTTAATTAAATGTCTCACATGACTAATATACTAAAATTTACAACTATTTGCAACTATTTACTTACAATAGTAACAAAATAATTTAGGCTAAATTTTCGTATTGATCGATGATTCTTTGTCTGTCGTTCAGCCAAAAAACCAAAAGGTATCTGTCGCCAGATTCGACTGGCAGACCTTTGTGTAGATTGGTAAAGCTGGGGAAGATAAGTGCGTGGCCTGTGGGTAAGGGTGCTACCTCACCATAGTTATGAAACGCGGTTCCACCGCCCTCATACTTGCCAGTATTCAACGGAACCACCACAGATATATCCGCACTGTCGTCGTGGTGCCAGGATCCTTGTTTCTTATCTCTGAGGTTGTAGTTGGCTATCTGTATGGTCGAGGGATCTTTACAATCTCTCTGCCAGATAGCATTGAATATGGGGTTCAGAACTGTCTGTACCACAAACCACATACTACGATAGAGCTCTGGTGCGTGTTCACGCAAAACGATTTCAGGAATCTGTCGGAGCTCATCTTCGTCTGAGTTGGGTTCAAAACCAATCTCACGTTGCATGTGGCCTATCTCTTTCATCAAAAGGGTACAGAACTTTCTGCGGAACAAAGGTACACGATAGATGTCCGGGTGGATTCTTTTGATAACATCATGCACAGCAGTTTTCCCCATACTATCCACACCAGCTGATGCTTTGTACTTTATTATCTCTGGAACTGAGTCCTGGACTGCTTGGTAGGTCGTATGATTAATCATCCAATGCGATTGCATGCTGAGTAAATAATTTTTGACCTTATACATGGCCTAGATTATAGCAGAACAAAAAAGATATTTATTTGTATATTTCTGCAAAATTATATAGAATTAAGCACATGATTACAGAATCAGACACTATTGATACTAGAAAGGACGGCAAAGAAATAAGAAAAAGTCTTGCGGTAGATCCAGCTACTTACGATCTTTTGCAACAAATCTGTCAAATGGAACACAGATCTAAGATAGATCAACTCAAGGTTCTTATACAGAAAGAGCACAAAAGACTATCAAGCATGCAAGAAAATGAACTTGTTTAATAAAGTCAAACCAAAGAAAAAGCCTGTCCCTCAGTCCTATAAACCTGTGCTCGAAGCACAAGAGGTTATAGATCTGTATAGTCGACTAACTCTACACCAACAAGCAGCGCTTATGAGGCTCATATCGCGCAATATAGAGGTGAATGTAGGTGGAGACACCATAATGGGTTATGAGCTCGATTATGAGGTTGTAGGAGCGATTATTCGCGCTACTGAATCATCAGACTAAAGAACCGATACCACCCATCTGGCGCATCGCTATCTCTCTGTCTTTCTCGTCAGGAAGGATAGTAGGGGAAGTCAACTGCTCTAAGCCTAAATCTGTTTCTGGTTCATCAAACAATGGTTGGCTAACATTAGGCATTTGAAAGGTATTTATAGACGATTGTAGGTTAGGATCTACTTCAACTTCTTCTTGCTCGAAATCACCGAAACTGGGTGTTGATCTTTCTTCTTGTAGTTGTCTATTTAGCTCGGCTTCATTCTGGTTAAATATTTCGTCTATTAACTCCACACCACCTCTACTGAGAGCCTGGGTATAGTAATACATGCTAGGATTAATTTTATTAAAATACCTCCTTAGTTCTACAGCGGTTTCTGGATTTATCAACGCTTCTATTAGCGTGTCTTCATACGCTTCCTTTTGTTTACTAATAATATTCTGACCTACATCATCAAAACCTTTAGCTATAAACCTTGCGGGCAAGTTAAAAGCACTAATAGCGACACCGCTCACTTTGGAACCGAAGCCTCTAGCCTCTTGTGCCAATATCCTTTCCATAGCTTGAAAAGATTGTGTAGGTGACGCAGACTGATTAGCAATGTAGCCTACTGCTTGCATTATCTCAGCTAAATCTACAAAGTTGGCCAGCTCAT